CACGATCATGTAGGCTACGTATACCAAGCAACCAATTGGTTATACACTGGTGCAACCAAGCCTCGCACTGACATAGCTACAGTGAATGGCAAGCACCCTAGACATCATGCAGGTGACAGGACTAAGCGTGTTTACAGATCAGCCAAGCATCGCTATGTATTCATGCATGGTAACAAGAAAGACAAAAGATTACTAACCAAGTGCCTACGTTATGGCACTGAATCATATCCAAAGAAGGAGACTATACAATGAGTGGAGATAAAGTACCTGACCTCGATGAGAATGGTAAGTTCGTATGGTACGAGCCTAACATACCGGAAGGCTTTACAGACATACGATTGTGGGACGTTGTGTTCACAGTACACGATGACAATGGCGACCCAGTAGAGAGGCCTGACGGAGGCATAATGTTTTACACTGCACCCAAGCTAGACTTTGGTAGCTGTGAGAATGACGTAGAATTAGATGACCTAGTACAAGAGGAGTATTGATATGAAGAACAAACCTTACTATCGTAGCAAACCAGTTACAGTACAAGCACGTAAAGACAGACGTGACGACATCATAGCTAAGATAGCTACAATAATATTTGTAGGCTTTGCTTTTATTGGCATGGGGTACATCTTTTCCCTTGCTGTATTTTCACTATCCAAATTGTTTTAAGAGGAGACAAACACATGACTAAATATAATCTATGCGTAACGCACAACGACAAGCTATGTAGGATTACTACATGCAAGACACCTCAAGGTGCTAACTTAATGTTAGAGATACTCCGACGAGTATATACTAAGTATGACTTCGAGATATCAGAGAAGTCAGTACGTACAGATCTAGCCGACATGGATTCAGAACTACAACAAGACTTACGACACGTACTACTTAACCCATACGAATACCGAGGCACTGAGTCTCGCTTCGTTGTGATAGATGGAGGTGTATGATGCCTATCAGTACAGCACTAGAACTCAAAGTACTTAATATGATACAACAAATACTTCCTCGCACAATCATGAAAGATAATGCAGAACTAAAACAATTACTCAAAGACATTAATAAAAATCTAAAGGAGAATAACAAATGAAGAATCACGAACGCCCAACAAAGAAGTTTAGCCAGAAGAGATACATAACCTTAACAAAGGATGATACAGTAAAGGTTTTAGATTTGTACAACGCAATCAATAACATGTTGAATGACGTGGGTGAGACACTAGATGTAGATCTTAGTGCGCTAAGAGATATTAGGCATAAGAACAATGACATAGACCACCTCTTTAACTTCAGAGCTAAGGTTCAAGATAATGGTGATGTATGGGCTTGGGCTGATAGTGTACTACCTGATGATGACAAGGCGTACTACTACCATGAGACAGGCTAATAGTGCTTGTATGGTTTGAGACGTTAGTAAAATGGGTAGTAATATTAATAGTACTATATGTACTCTTCGGAGTAGGTAGTGGTATACTTTAGAAAGGAGAACGAATGGAACTTAAACCCAGTAATACTATTGAGTATGCGTGTGAGTACTACATGCGAACACCTAAGTATTCTGCTTTAAGTCAGCGTAGCAAGTATGACTATGATTTAAATCTGCGTCATGCTTGCGCTACCAAGGTGCAAAACAATAAAGCTATAGGTAATATCAAACTTAAAGACCTAAAGTTTAAACATATAACATTAGGTTATGATACTTGGTTGGAGAGCAAGGGTGTACGACAGGCTAACTACATAGCTACGTGTATGGGTATCGTATTCAATACAGCGATACGACACGAGGCTTTGCTTAGTAATCCTGTATCCTTACTTCAACGTACTAAGGAGAAGAAGCGTAAGATTAAGTGGACAGAAGACGAGGTTAAGTTATTCCTAAACACAGCATATAGTAACTGGGAATGGCGTAGCATTGGACTGATTGTACACATGGCATACGAGTGGGCGCAACGTGTAGGTGACATGCGCCTACTTACATGGAACAACCTTGACTTAAAAGAGAAACGATTAGATCTAGAGCAGAGTAAACGTAGGGCTGACGTACACCTACCTATTAGCGACACACTATGTAGTATGTTGCAACAACAAGAGACTGACTTCGGCTTCCAACCTTACGTAGCACCTCGCCCTGAGCCTTATAATGGTGTCTACACAGCTTATCATTCAACGGATATACATAGGTTAGTAAATGAAGTTAAAGAGGAAGCTAAGCTATCTAAAGAATTAACTGCATTAGACTTACGTAGAACAGGCATCACTGAGATGGTTGAGGCAGGTGTGGATGTACTAGGTATCATGCAAGTTAGTGGACACAGTAATCCTCAGAGTGTTAAGCCTTACCTAGTCAACACACTTAAGGGTGCAAGTACTGCACTAAGCAAAAGGAATGGAGACAAATGAATTTAAAAGACTTTGTAGATGGGCTATGTCTAGGTGAGGGTGAGACTACACGAATGTCTTGCCCTAACTGTCATGGTAACAATACCTTCACTGCATCTAAGGAAGGAGGCATGGTAGTGTACAACTGCTACAAGCTAGGGTGTGGTGTACGTGGTGCAGTTACTACAGGCATGACTGCACTGGAGGTACGTAACCACATGCAGAACAGAGACATGCCTATACGTAAAGAGTTAGAGCCTATGGTGTACCCTGAGTATATCGTTAATCCTACAGCGGAGCACACACTACTACATAAATTTTCTAAGCGTTGGGATCTTACCAATGAGGACATGTTGTATGACGTTAAAGACAGACGTGCAGTCTTTCCTATAGTTGACAAAGGTGTAGTAGTAGATGCAGTAGGCCGTGCCTTAGATGGTGCTATACCTAAGTGGTACAGATACACAGGCAACGCATCAGTATACAAACGTGTATTAGGTACACCTAATGGTGTGTGTGTGGTAGTAGAAGATGTGATCAGTGCAATAGCTGTGGCTCAGATTTCACCTAACACTACAGGCGTAGCTATCTTAGGTACGTCATTAGGCCTAGCTCAAATGGAACACATAGCAGATTTCTATAAGGTTATCATAGGGTTAGACCCCGATGCTATGACGAAGACGTTATCATACAAGAGAGAAGTAGAGGCGTGGACAGGTAAAACAGTTAAGGCATTGAGGCTTGACGACGATATAAAATATAAGTTAGACACAGATCAAGATAGATTAAAGGAGATGATAAATGATGGAACTCGCACTCATTAGAACTTTGATGAACAAAGAGTTCTACGATAACAACAAGGGTATACGATGCCCTGATGAGTTGTTCAGTAAAGATGTTCGCAAGATGAAGCAGACACTAGACTATGCTATGACTACGTATGACCGTAGCCTGACTGCATCAGAGCTAGAGGCTTTGTTCTTTGCTAACAATAGCACCATGACTACAGCTACCAAGCAGGTGTACAGTGATTTGTTTAAACGTGTAGCTCGTGAACAACCTATGAACCAAGACATAGCTGATGAGGTATTGTCTAAACTATTTCAACAGGTGTTAGGTAATCAGGTAGCTAACATAGGATTTGATTACGTCAATGGATCTCTTGATAGCCTTGAGCCTTTGCGTAACTTAGTAAAGAAATATCAGGACGACTTCACACCCAACCTTAACATAGAGTTTGGTGACATAACTATAGATCATCTACTCAAGGCTAATGCTATACAGTCTCAATGGAAGTTTAATATACCTAGCCTATCAAGACAGGTAGAAGGTATCAGTGGAGGTCACTTAGTTATCGTAGGTGCTAGACCTAACACAGGTAAGACAAGCTTTCATGCATCCCTGTTAGGTGCACCTAATGGCTTTGCATCTCAGGGTGCTAAGTGTTTGATACTTTGCAATGAGGAATCTTATGAACGTGTGGGTGCACGTTATCTCAGTGCCGCATCAAGCTTATCTATGGAAGAGGTTAAGGGTAACTATGCTTTAGCCGCTACACGTTACGAGCCAGTACGAGAGCAGATTAATCTGTATGACAGTACAGGTAAGGACATGGCGTGGGTAGAAGCTATCATCAAAGCCTATCGTCCTGACATTGTAGTGTTAGACATGGGAGATAAGTTTGCGGTTAAGAGTAGCGACAAGTCAGATGTATATCTTAAGAATGCGGCTATCCATGCACGTAACATAGCTAAGCAATACAGTTGTGCTATCATATGGATGTCCCAGTTGTCTGCCGCCGCAGAAGGTATGGTCAATCCTGATCAGTCTATGCTTGAGGGATCTAAGACAGGCAAGGCGGCTGAGGCTGACCTCATGGTGTTGATATCTAAGAACCCTGTACTAGCTGACACAGCAGATGACGCAGATGATTCGCAAAGGTATTTAGTTATAGCTAAGAATAAGTTACAAGGAGGTTGGCACGGTAAGATTACATGTACATTAGATGGAGCTAGGTCACAGTACTTAGCATAGAAAGGAGTAGACTATGGAATTAGTTCTTGATGTAGAGAACACAGTCACACATAGGGGTGGCAAGATGCACCTCGATCCTTTCGAGGCAAGTAATAAGTTAGTGCAGGTAGGTGTACAGGAAGTTGTATCAGGCAACCAAGCTATATATAACTTTGATCACACTGAAGCTAACGACTATGATGGTAGCCAAGCCAAAGCCCTACAAGATTATCTAGATAAAACAACCCTACTAATCCTACACAATGGGCAACACGATATGCCTTGGCTATGGGAGAGTGGCTTCAAGTATGATGGTCTTATATATGACACCATGTTAGCTGAGTATGTGCTAATGAGGGGTAATCATATTGAGATGACATACACTGGGGCTTTCAAAAAGAAGTCACTGGCTTTAGGTGAGTGTGCGATAAGACGTAAGCTAGACTTTCAGAAGGATGACACACTAAAGAAATATTTTAAGGATGGTTACAACACCAACGAGATACCACTCAAGGAACTTACGTACTACTTACAGTGCGATCTATCTACTACTCGTGCTTTGTACTTAGACATTGAGTCAGACTATGCTCAACCTGATAGTGAATCATTACGTAACATAAGAGATATAACATTTAAGGTATGCTTGGCATTGTCTCGTATGTATTCATCAGGCATCAAGGTAGACTTGAAGGCATTGGATGAAGTTCGTAAGCAGTTCGAAGAAGAGAAGGCAGACATTGAAGGTAGGCTAGGCATCAAGGTACGTAACCTTATGGGTGACACCCCTATCAATCTTAATAGTCCTGCTCAGATGTCGGAGGTTGTGTATAGTATGCGACCTAACAATAAGAAAGAATGGGTAGACCTATTCGATCACACTAAGACAGACAAAGAGTATAAGAGTGCAGTCAAAGCTAACACTACAATGATACGTAAGACGACAGCGTTTACTTGCCCTGAGTGTAAGGGCGAGGGTAGTGTGTACCGTATAAAGAAAGATGGTACTAAGTTTGCTAGGCCTAACAAGTGTAAGCCTTGCGAGGCTAGAGGCTACCAACTTAAGAAGACTAACCAGATGGCAGGGCTAGGGTTCATGCCTCCCTCAAAGAAATGGGTAAGTGCTAATGGCTTTAGTACAGGCAAGGACAACTTGGATACGTTGATGTCTACAGCTAGGGCTAATGGTATGGACAGTGCGGTTGACTTCTTAGGAGATCTTAAACGTCTATCAGCTATCAGTAGTTACCTGTCTAGCTTTGTTGAAGGTATATCTGTATTCACAAAAGAGGATGGGTTTCTACACGTAGGTCTAACGCAACACATCACCAGTACAGGTAGGTTCTCAGGGCGTAACCCTAACATGCAGAACATGCCTCGTGGTGGTACGTTCCCTGTTAAGAAGGTGTTTGTGTCACGCTGGGAGGGTGGTGAGATTTGTGAGGCTGACTTTGCTCAGCTAGAGTTTAGAACTGCTGCATTCCTGGCTCAGGATGAGGTTGCTATGGAAGAAATCAATACAGGCTTTGACGTACATAGCTATACAGCTAAGGTTATCTCAGATGCAGGACAGCCTACTACGCGCCAGCAAGCCAAGGAACACACGTTTGCTCCCCTTTTTGGGGCTACAGGTTATGGCAGATCTAAAGCAGAAGAGGCTTACTACATACAGTTTATCGCTAAGTATAAAGGAGTAGCAGCTTGGCATAAGAACTTAGGAGAGGAAGCAATACGTTTTAACAAAATAACTAATGTTTCTGGCAGGCAGTATGCTTTCCCTGACATTACACGCAGATCAAATGGTAGTGTATCACACTTCACTACAATTAAGAACTATCCAGTGCAGGGTTTTGCAACGGGTGATGTAGTACCTGTGGTTTTGAATGAGATGCATCAACGTCTTGAGCCTATGCAGTCTTGCCTTGTTAATACAGTGCATGACTCAATGGTGATAGACATACACCCAGATGAAACAGATCAGGTACTAAATATGATAAATTCTATGAATGAAGGGTTGACAGACTTAATTGAAGTAGCGTATGGAATAAGAATGAATGTACCACTACTATTAGAAGCTAAAATTGGGCTAAACTGGCTTGACACAGTGGACGTGTAGTGTATAACTAGGTACTCTTTGACTCTATTAAAAGGATATAGAAATGAGCAATGAATTAGCAATAGCAACAGAACGTGGTCAGTCAATGGCTGAGCTTATGGGTGTGTCAACCACACCTAGCCAACAGTCTACCCCTTCTATTGCACGTGTTGGTATGATACATCAGCCTATCATGGGTGAGGTGGATTTCAACGGTAAAACAATCAAGACAGAGGTTGTGCCTGTAGGCGCATTCACACTTATGCAGGGTGATGATAAGGTCTACAGTAGTGGTGTTACACTACGTGTCTTTGCGCAGCGTAATCAATGGCAGCGCTGGAATAGTGAGACAGAGGAAATGGAAAAGTCTGTCATGGCTAATACACTTAGTGGAGACATGAAAGATAGCGTTGGTGGATTTAATCTTGGGCGTCCTACAGGTTACATTGAGGACTTTCAATCACTACCTGACGCTACTAAGCAAATCATGCGTTCAGTAAAACGTGTTAAAGTATTCTTTGGTACGGTTACATTAGATAACCCAGTAAATGATAAAGGTGAGTCTGTTACAGGCAATTACACTGATATCCCTGTGGTTATGGATGTTAAGAATCGTGACTCACTTAAGAGTATTGACACTGTACTAAATGGTTTGAACCGTAAGAATCTACTACCTATTATGTCTAATATTAAACTATCAGGTGTAGAGGATAGCATACCTACAGGAGCTAAGTTTGGTAAGATTGAAGCTAAATTAGGAACTGCTGTTGATCTTCAGGATGCTGACAATGAAACATTAAAAGACTTTATGGAGCTTATAGAGTTTTTTAATGGTAAAGTACTTGATCTCCATAATGAACGTAATGGTAGTGGTATATCTGACTCAGATGCTGCCGTAGTCAAAGATATCATTGACAATGATTTTCTAGAGGTAGAGTAATGAATCACCCAGCAGAACTAAAAGTGTTTAGTTTCTTACAGAAGGCTATGGCTGGTGAGAGTACTATGACAAAGGAGGTGGCTAAACAAGTCGCCTCTGATGTTGAAGCTGCTTTGTATAAGCAGTTTGATAGTGGCCCTCGTGACAAGTTTCGCTTACGCATGTCTAACATTGGTAAGCCTAAGTGTCAGCTGTGGTTTGAGAAGAATGATCCAGAAGACAAGACACCCTTTCCCCCAGCGTTCTTAATGAACATGATCCTTGGAGATATTGTTGAGGCTGTGTTCAAGGGTGTACTTCGCTCTGCTGGTGTAGAGTTCAAGGACAATGATAAGGTCACACTCAAGTTACCTCACGGTCAGGAGATAAAGGGTGAGTACGACATGGAGATGGACGGACGTATTGATGACGTTAAGTCTGCATCCCCGTGGTCCTATGATAACAAGTTTGCATCCTTTGATACCCTA